ACCTCACTGCCCTTTGCCATGGCGTCGTTGATGGTGGGGAGCAGGCTGTTGCCGATGGACTCGGTGACGTTATGGATCTGCTGCCGGAGGCGCTCATAGCGCTCCGGCTCGGTCTCCTGGATGGCGGAGGCCATCTTCTGGGTGACGCCGGTACCCTGGCCCATTGCATCGTAGAGGCTGAGAATGTTGCTTTCCAGGTCGCCGACCTTGCTGTACATCAGATCGATGAGGGCGACTGCCTCGGTGTCTCCGAAGGCTTTTTGCAGCTCCATTTTCTCAGCCGCGTCCATGGTCTCACCGAACTTGCCCCGGAGGATATCCAGGATCTCCGGCATACTCAGGAGCTGGTTGTTGGCGTCGAGGAAGGATAAGCCCAGCGCCTCGCCGCCCTTGGCGGCAGACCGGAGGAAGGCTTTGTACTTGGTGCCCGCCTCGCTGCCGCCCATGGTGGCCTGGAGCATGCCCAGCACGGAGAGCTGCTCCTCCAGGGGGACCTGTGCCGTGGTGGCCGATGCACCCAATGTCTGGATCGCCTGGGCCATACCGGAACCCGAGGTCTTGAAGGCACGGACGCTCTCAGCGATACCCGCCGAGAAGATCTCTCCAAACTCCAGGTCGGAAAGATCATCATAGTAACTTTTGTAAATGCCGTAGCCCGTGGCAAAGAGGGACGTCATCTCTCCCGCCGTGGACTTAGTCGCCTTTGCCGTCAGGGCAGCCAGGCTGGTAAACTCGGCTACTCCCTCATCGGAGAGGGATGCGATGCCGCTTTTGATGTCATAGGCCGCGCTGATGAAGTCAGCCTTCGTCGTCCCCGCCCACTGATCGGAGAAGCTGCGTGCGGCGTTCTCTACAGCGCCCAGATCCCGCACACCCAGGGAGGCCAGCTCGCCGATGGCCCGGCGGGTCTCGAAGGTTGCCTCCACCGGAGCGAGGGCCGCGCCGGCGATCTGCGTGCCCATTTCCTGCATGACCGCGCCGGCCTTGGCCGCGGAGCCAAATGCCTGGCTCAGGGAATCCAGCCTGGTGACGTCCGCCCCCACCTTGGAGGCGATGCCGGCCATGGGCCCGCTGAGGTTGTCGATCATGTTCATCACAAGCGACAGCTTGAATACGGACTCTAAGCTCATGTGCTTCACCTCCTGGGGGCGGCTGCCGTCACTCGGTAAATACCTTGACGATCGCCTGCGCGACGATATTCACCTCCAGCTCCTGGATAAGCCTGGCCTGCGCCAGGCAGTCCAGGAACTCGTCGAGTCCGGCAGTCTCAGGGTCAAACCCCTCTAAGAGAGGCGGGGGGAGGAAACGGTAGATCTCCAGCAGGCCGGAGCCGATTCCGCTTTCCCGCACCCCCGCGACCCGCTCCCTTAGAGCTTCTTCAAATTTGCCGTATTGGTGAGGCCCAGAATTTCCGTGAGCTTATTGCCGATGCTGATGGCGACGCCGGGATATTCCTCCATATCGCCCGTCAGCCGCTCCTTATCCTCGTCAATGACGGCATCCAGCATGAACACCTTGCTCGCCTTCGTGATCCCGATCTGGGACGCGCTCTTGACGTAGCGGTCATAGCTGGCAACAGAGGGGCGCTTGAAGTAATAGGAAAACTCCTTTTCCTCCTCATCATCTACGGGGATCGTAAGGCCCACACGGTAGACCTTGCCTCCATACTGGGCCTTGAGTGTCTCCTCACGGGAGACCTCCGCAGCCTTCTTCTCAGCTTCCATGGTGCGCACTCCTTTTTCTCAAAAATCTTGTCCCCGGCGCGGGCCTTAAACCGCCTGCACGCCGTTGGTAATGATGCCGCCGACGATCATCAGGTCCACGTCCACGCTCAGGGACTTGTCGCCCTGGGCCGCCTTGTGAGTACGCTTGATAGGGCGGACCTTCTTCAACTCATCGGTGGAGATCGCCTTGCCGTTGTCGGCATAGGATACTACGATAGAGGGCAGCTCCAGATCATAGAAGCTGACACCCCGGGCTTTGCAGAAGGCCAGCAGGTCCTCGTAGTCATCCCGGAGCATGGACAGCTTGCCCGACGCCTTATAGTTGCCCTTGCCGAAGCCGCGAGGCTTGTAGCCTCTGCCGTAGCTCTCCTCCATATCCTGCTCATCGTCGTAGCTGATCTCCTGGACCACCAGCACCAGGCCGGGGAATTTGACGTCCACGTCGCCCCAGTCATAGTTCTTGCCGTTTACTTTGAGCATGGTCTCGTCCTCCTTCCCTTATGTCGTGGCCGGTGCGCGGCCCAGGTCTACCTCGATCTCCCGGATATAGCCCCGGGACTGGTAGCGGATCGTGACGTGCATAGTCTCGTCCTCCAGGATGGTCTGCTCCTGTCCCTCGGGGACGGTGATCTCATAGGCGCTGATCTCCTGATTGTCCACCATACGGTCCAGCGGGATAGCCAGGAATTTAGCCTTGGCCTCCAGCTCACCCTGCACGTCTTCCAGGTCGATGTCGTCGCCCAGGAGGAGCAGGCCCTCCTTGCGGGTCTCCCGGATGATCTTGTTCCTGGGACGTACATCCTCCGCGTAGCGGTAGTCGCTACCGTCCGGGCACATCATCTTGGCGTGATAGACATAGAAGTAGTCCAGGCCGTCATACTCCCGGAAGGTCAGGTAGCCCGCCACATCCAGCAGCTCAATGATGGAGTTGTCCATGGCGGCGGGGAGCAGCTCCTGAAGCTGCGTTTTCTCAATGGCGAAGCCCGCCTCGGTGCGTGTCTTTCCGATGGAAGTCTGGACAGACGCCTTGGCGTACAGGCCGGAGACCAGTGCGGCCAGGTTTACAATCTGGGTCTTGCCGTCCAGCATGACCAGCCGGCCCCAGCCCGCCACCACCTGTAGGTCCGTGCTGCGGATCTTTTTTCGGTCCGCTTCCATCTTCAGGGCCCAATTGGTCAGGTCGCCGCTGTCCTCCGGATATACGGCCTCCAGGAGGAAGAAGGCCGGCTTGTGGTAGATATCCATAAGCTCCTTCTGGGCGGTACTCACCGCCTGCCAGAGCGCCAGAGCGCTTCCGCCTACGATATGGACGAACTCGAACTCCTGATTGAAGTTCCTGAGCTTCTCAATGGCGGCCAGGACGTCCCCGTTGGTCATCGTGGGGGCGACGGTCTGGAAGGTATAGGTATCCCCTGCCAGGAAGGAACTGGGCTTTTGCTCCGCCTCCGCCGCCTCCGCAAACTTGAGGGTCAGGCCGGTGCCGGTGATCTCATAAGCACCCGATACGGGCACGGTGATCTCATCGGTATAGCTGAAGCCGCCGTCAATGGAAACCGCGAAGGCCGCGGTATTGAGCCCGCCCTGGCCGGTGATCTTCACGATGAAGGAAAAGGCGTTGGTGGGCGACCCCTCTACGGTCAGGCTGCCGCCGCCGCTGCCTTGGTGTGTCACCTCGCCGGTGCTTCCAGGCGTGCTGGCGGAAACCGGGATGCAGAACAGCCGGTTCGCACCGAACTGAACGCTGGTCATGGCGGCATCCGCCAGAGGGGACAGGCCCAGCGCCTCCTTGATCCTGGCTGCGGTCATGCTTCCCGTGATGACGATGGGTGTGTCTGCGGTGATCGGAGAGACGCCGATCTTCACATGCAGGCCGTCGCCTGTCGAGGTAGCAAAGCCCAGCAGGCCGTCCGATATAGTGTGTCTTACATCTCGAAGCATTTAGACCTTCGCCTCTCTTTCTTTCCTGGGGCCAGTACGCCCGTCCATCGCGGCCCCGGTAAAGCCAGCGACCGCTTCGGCGTATTCCTGCCCGGTCATCGTCCGGCCCGGCTTCCAGCCCCGGGCGGCGCATACGCCCGCAAAGACTGCCGCCGGCGTCCTGCTCCGCGTGCGGAGTGTTTCAATGGTGAGCAGCTCCGGGCTTGTCCCGTGCTCCGCCACTGCTGCCGGAGCCACCGTCTGGGTGGTGGCCTCCGGCGCTTTGTTTTTCATCGCCATGTTCTGGCTCCCTTCTATTGTCGTTCTACGCTGGAGATATCCACCTCGGAGACGGGCGCAAAGCCGGTGTCCCTGTAGACGCCGCCCTGGAAATTGATCTTCACCTGGACGGCCACCTTGGCCTTGAGCAGCGAGTCGTCACTGTCCACCCAGTCCGCTTCCTCTACCTCGATGGGCACAAAGTTCCCATCCACATAGATCCCAGCATCCAAGCTCGCAATGAATGTCTCAAACAGGACCTCCACGGCTTCATCGGTGTAATCGCCTATGGTCACGGTAAAGGACAGGGTGCGGTCGAAGACCTTCCTCCGTTTGTGTTTCGCTCCCTCCTGGCCTATAAATCGTTTTTTGGAGCCGTTTCGGGAGTAGGTCTCCGAATAGAACAGAACCGCGCCCACGTGCGATTCCAGGCTTTTTGTCAGGGCCTTCTGTGTGGTGTAGGGGTTGGACTTGAGCCCTGTGCCCTTGAGCTTGGCGAGGAGGTATTGTTTGCATGCACTGTAGAGCATGGATCAGGTCTCCTTTTGAATGAACTCTTCTGTTGTGGCCTTAATCTCCTGCATATCCTCGTCGGAGAGTCCCAGGAAGGGCCGGGCCGGGATCGTGATGTGCACCTGCTTTTTGCTGATCCACCTGCCATCCACTTGAAAGCGCAGGGCTTTCTTTCGGTTGGCACGGATCGTGCGCCCCGGTTCGCCGAACTGGTGTGTCGCCGCATACTTGACGTTGGTGCCTACGGCAAAGCCGGAGGCGTCCGAGTGGACCCGGATGGAGTTGCGGAGGCGGGCGGAGTCGATCAGCGTCTTGCCGCCGCCCGCGGCCGCCCGGATGGAGCTGCGCCACCGCCGGCCGTCCGGCCCCTGGCTGCGCTTGAACCGCTCCAGGGTAGATTCTCTGACGCCTGCGCCCAGCGCCGCGTTGATCTTTTTCCTATCCAGTTCCGAGAAACTGCGGAGCTTGCGCAGCAGCGCCTGGGTATCGCCTTCGAGCCGGATGCTGTACATGCTCACATCCCCTTCATCTGGTCCCGGCTGAACAGCCTGGGATTCGACTTCACGGTGAA